CAGATATTTTATCAATATACATTTCTTCACTTCCAATCATAATATAACTGTTTGGAATTAATTGTGATGCATCGGATACTACAAATGATGTTATTTGAGTATTTACTGCTTGTGCAAGTACTGTTGTTGCATCATTATTATAATCTTTAATTGCTCTTGGTGTAGCAGTATATCTTACTTGACGAGAAGCATTTACAGTGTTTGTGTTTGTAAAATAATCAACTTGAACTTGCTTAATAAGACCCTCAGTACTACTTGCAATTGCACCAAATATATAATTCTTTGCTGTAAAGTTAATAGTATAAATTAGTGTTCTTCTTTCATCAAAATCATCTTCATAATTATCAGTCATTTGAATATTTTCAATTATAATTGGAACATCTTTTTTTTCTCCAATTGAATCAACTAAATCAATAGTTAAATTGAATTGTGGTTGAAAATATGGAAGTATTTGTTCTACTATTTGAAGCATATCATCATTTAATTTTGTTATAATATTCAGTTCTATTCCTAAATTATAAGGAACAGGCATATATACCTTTTTGCTGTTGATGCCGTCAAATGCATTAAAAGTTTGCATCGTAGAAACTTTTCTGCTCGGATCATATTGAATGCTTGTGAGTTCAAAAGACATTCTTGGAAGAGTTAATGCAACTCTTTTTCTTAAATCCGGTTTTTGTTGTAATCTCGCTAGAAATTTTTGTACTGGACCATATGCAATAGGAACTTTTATATAACTAAAATCATTTCCATTACCATCTTCATGACGAATTTCTATATTATTAAATAAAGTACCAAAAGCAATAATTGTTTTTCTTATGATTTCGTTATAGGAATAAGTTCCAAGCATAATATTTACTTTTTATTAATTATTTAGTAACCACCAAAAGGATTTTTCTCCGAAAAGTCTAATATTTCGTTTGCTTCTGTTTGAATTGTAGGATTTTCTGTATATTTATCATACAAATCGTCAGTGTAAACTTTTTGAATTGTATAATTTGAATTTGAACCTCCTGATGTTGTTCCCATTCCAACAACTGTTTCTCCAACAGAAAAATAACCATCAACAATTGAAACTTCCAGTATTGCTGTGCTGGCATCCCAATTTTTAACATAAGCACTTGTGCCAGTAGAAACACCTTTGACAATTTCATTAAAGATATAATTTCCAGTTGAAATGCCGGAAGGAGAAGAAATTGTAATAATTGGAGATTGTGTATAACCAATACCAGCATTTCTATAACGAATAGAAGTTACAATTCCAGAAGTATTCAATAGTGCTTCTGCAACTGCATTTGTTCCTCCCGATGGTGCCGTTGATATGGAAACAATAGGAGTGGATCCATAACCAACTCCACCAGAATTTATAGAAATTGGTCCAAGAACACCAGTTCCAAGTATTGCGGTTGCAATAGCACCAGTTCCACTATCACTTATTATATTGACAGTAGGAATGGTCGTATATCCAATTCCTGGATTTATGACCATTATTCTATTAATTGAAAATCCAGTTTGACCAATTACACTGGTCATAATTGCAACAGCGGTTGCATTTACTCCACCAGGTGCAGCATTTGAAATTAAAATTGTTGGAGTGCTCAAATATTTTGCACCATCATTAATTAAATCAATTGCATAAACAGATTTTCCAAAAGGTGATCCAATTTGTGATGATGCTAATGCTACTTGTGCTCTTGCTTGTGTTGCACCCGAACCAACCATTTGAAGTGTTTGAATATATCCAAAAGTTTTTACTGCATTATCCACTTCTTCAATTGTTGTATCGATAATTTCATCTTCATATTCAAATACTTCACATCTCAATTCGTAAATATAAAGATTATTTAATTGATAGAAAGGTCTTTTCCCCTCTACATATTTGATCTCAAATATTGTATTGTCAATAGGAAGGTAAATTAAATCTCCTTCTTCTGGTCTGTTTGAAATCGTTATATTATTTTCAGAAGATAAAAATGGGGTTATAAAATTTTCATATCTATCTTTTGAAATTAATAAAGTCAATTCGTCAGTTGTTCTTACACCAAATTTTGAAAGAATATCTCCTTGTCCTCCAAATCCATCAAAATTTGATATGTATGCTTCCAAACGATAACTATCATCAAATTTTGATGCAGTTATTTCTTTAATAATTGTTTTTTCGTTGATAATTTTTCTGGGAAGATATACAATATCTTGACCATACATTCTCAATTGTTCATTAATTAAATCTTGAACAAGTCTTTGTTCCCCAGGAGAACCTTGTAAAAAATATGGATTGAGTGGAGGCATATTATTATCCTATCATATCCATAGGTGGAGTTTCATATTCATCTCTCAATTCTCTTTCTGCTTCTTCTACTTCTCTTACTGCATCTTCAAAAATCTGTCTTCCATTTAATTGAACTCCACCTGGAAGTTGAACACCCTGGAACTTAATCATATTTTGTCCCCACTGTCTTTTTATTAAAGCAGTTAAATATTTTTTAACCCACCAATCGTTATATATACTTGGCGCATCAGAAGGATCAACCATTCTATAACAATCAAATATCAAATAATTATTAGAACTCATTTGGCTCCAATCAATATCTAAATATAATCTATGATTTTTTTTATTAAATCTAATTTGAATATCTGGTGTGATCATACGACTCAAATCTTCCAAATATGTTTTGGTCATTGCATAATTTAAAAGATCCAATGAACCATAATAATATAAATCATTTAAGAATATTTGATATTTAATATTAAATAATCCACTGGAAATGGTACTGGAATCAACTTTGAAAACATTATTTACGCCAATTACATAATCAGGTATCTGTAAAAAGTTATTTGTTTCCACATAAGAAACCGTTGAAACTCCAACTGTTGATATTCCAGTGGCACTTGGAGCATTTGCTTTCATTACATCAATTTCATTTTGATTCAATTGATGTTTCAAATAAACTCTTTGTATGCCATCATAATGTCTTTCGTTAAAATGTTGAATTGCATCATCAACCAAATCATCAATTTGATCATCATCCACATTAATTTCCAATACAGGATAACCAAGTTTCCTTAAACAGTAGTCAATTAATCCTTGACGAGTTGCTGGTTGGGCCATCGTTATCCTTTATGATTATTTATTTTTTATTAAGTCGTTCCAATACCTGTCACTCCCGCAGTGACAAGAGCAGAACCTTCTACGATTCTTATATATTGAGATCCACTATTCAATAAAACATCATAAGAATATCTTCCTGGTTTTAAAGAAGTAGTTATTGATGATCCCAAAGATATTTGAACCTGACCATTTGTTCTGTTGGGAAAAGAAACAGAAAAAACAGCAGAAGCATTTATTGAAGCAGGAGATTTTTTTAAAACAGATGCTCCTGTATATCCAGTTAAATTTATTGGATTATTTGAAAAATCTTCAAGATTAAAAATAAAATTAAAATCAGTATTTGCTGGTATTGTAATATTTCTAACATATACCGATTCTGAACCAACTATAATATTATGATTAGACATACATTATATACCTACTTGGTATCATTTTTATTTATAGTTTAGATTCAATTAGTTTTTTCAAAAGAATCTTAATATCTTTCAATTCATTTTTCAGATCATCAATTTCATTTTTTTCATTTATTATATTATTTTTTATTTTTAAATATTCTTCATATTCATAGTTATTGCAATTTAATATTGCATTTGATTTTTCGTCTCTGAATAATCCTTTGTGTCCCTCTACTGGTATCATACTGTTGCAATTACACGTAAGTCTCTGATTGCTGGAACAAATGCTTGATTCGTTCCATTCATAATAATCTTAATTTGAAATCCATTAAATAGTGCAAGATTTTTTGCTGTAAACTCGTAACTTCCATAATCATTGGGAGTAGTGGATGCAGAAACATATCTGTCTGGTTTTCCATTATTATTTGATGGATTTATAACTGTTCCATTATTTAAATTATCATATCCTGGGAATAGTTCATAATATTGTTGTGAAAATGGAGAATCATTTCTCAATAATCTATATAAAACTCTAATATCATTTGTGGGATGCCTATAAGCATCAAAAAGAACTTTTAATGAATCTGATGCTTTATCTAATTTCACAATCTTTGAAACATAAATTGCTGAATTTGGATCACGAGTCAATTCATTCACTCTTGGATCCAAAGTAAAATCAGATATAGGAGTATCAATTCTATTCATAATTGCAATTAAATTGACTCTATCTAAATCTATCATTGGAGAAACTTTCGAATCTTGTGTGGATAGATTCATTTCCAAGGTTAAAGATTTATTTCCAGGTAAAGTTTGTAAATTATTTTTTTCATTTTCCTTTGAGCAAATAATTCTTGTGCTATTTAAGAAATTATTTGAATTTAAAGATATAGTTTCAAATCCATTATCAGTAAATGAAATTTCATTTCCATTTACACTTGTTCCAGTTATAGTTCTAATTTTTGTTTCGACCGAAGTTGTTTCTGGTAATAAAGTTTGTATATTTGGTTTGATTATGTTGAATGTAATATTTTGTGATGCTTTTGCTCCATTTAATGAATTTGATTGTGACGTATTGTATAAATATGAACCTCCATTTTTTTTGGATTTAAAAAATAATTGTGGACCATTTGCGCTATCAGAACTTCTATCTAAACCAGATTTTGATGTATCAACTTTTATGTGATAACTATCTAAACTAATTGGATATTTTGTAAAATCTATTGCGGGATTGGAAAAGGAATGTGTTTTGTTTATTCTTCTTAATGATACTCCATCAAATTCATACTTAAATACTAATGTATTTTGATCATAAGATGATGGAATTGTCGAATCAATACCTCTGACTATTCCACTAATTGTATTGGTTGAAGTATTTACAGATGTATAAGAAATGATTTCTTTATTAATTAAAATATAACCAGTATTCGCAGCAGAAACTGCAACATTTTCGAAAGTTGTTAATATTCCAACAGAAGTTAATTGAATATCAGATATTGATGATGAAGAATAACTTGAAGATATTTTTACTGGTGCTAAATCAGACTCAATTCCACTTAATGTAACATAATTATTTGAAGCATACAAACCGTGATTTTGGTGATTTACTTTAATGTATAATCCATCGTTTAAATCTAATTTGGAAGAAACAGTTGCATTAGTAATTGTAGTTCCATTACTTAAAATAACATCAGTTCCGTTTGCATTTATGTTTCCTTGAACATTATCAATTATTAATGAATTGAAGGAAGAAATAATACCAGCATTATTTGGAATTGTTAAAATTAAATTTTTTCCAAAATTTCCAGTTTGTGAAGAATTGACAGTCAAAGTATCACCAACAGCGTATCCAGATCCACCTATCGAAACAGTAGCAGCAACTGCAACATTATTGTTAATGGTAAGATTTACCGTTGCTCCGTTTCCAAATCCAGTAATTGTCGTTAAATTTACATTATTCCAAGTAGCATTGGAGGTATATCCATATCCAGAATTTGTAATGGATAGTGTTGAACCAATACCAATTGCACCAACTACTGATCTTAAATTGCCACTAAAATAAGAATTATTATTTTGAGAAATTGATGATCCAGAATTTAAATTTGTTATATCCGAAGAAGTTAAACTTTTTCCAATACCGACAAATATTGATTTTGAATATGCAGTAATAGGATTTGACCTTAATGATACAATTTGATTATTTCCAATATCTAAATCTGGATTATAAAATCTCACAGATGCTGAATTAGTTGTAAATTCTGCTCTATAAAGAATAAATTTCAAATCTTCTAACTGACTTGCATCCCAAGTAGAAGCATTTTGTGATTTAAATAAAGACCCAAGAGTTGGTTGCTGTGAAACAATAATCTTTTCAGAATCTGGTTTGTTAATTGTAGATACATCAATTTCACCCATTCTTGAAATCCACACATTATATGAATCAGAAGCAGCAATCAAAACTATTGCATAAGAATTTCCTTTTTCCAGATATATTGGAGATTCGAAAGTGAATGTTGTTGCGACACTTGCATTTTCAGATACATTCACATTTGAAGGATCCAGAACAACTTCACCAAAAGGAAGAATAGTTTGTGAAGGAAATCCACTTTGCATAGATCTAATTTGCAAAGTTACTGGTATATTATTTGTATCTTTTGTCCTAAAGAAAATGTCACATTTAGTTATATAAACACCATTTGGATCATTTACTTCAAATGATTCAGCCAATGGATCTACCCATCTTGTCTGTGTTGTTGATCTATCAGTAAATGTATTATTTGTAACCAATTTTGTAGTAGTATCAGTTAAAGTTCTCTGATCTTGCGTTGTAATTCTCTCTACGTTTGCATTTTTTATTCTAAGAGTAGCATCTTCAACATTATCTAATGTTCCAGAAGAGGTAAAGTTTGTTTCTGCAGAACTATCAGAAACTCCAATAATAGTTGAATTTGTTGAACTTGTTGTTAATAATAAAGTTTTTGTTCCTGTTTGGAATGCAGGGGTTGAGGGGATGGATGGATCTGGAATAAAAAGTGATCCAATAAAAGTTCCAGAAGAATCAGTAATTAATCTAATATTTGTAATTTTTGCAATCGCATTACTCGTTTGTCCAATTAATTGCATTCCAGTTGACACCGATCCAAAGAATCCAGATGAAGATTGGAGTTCTAAACTTCCAGTATCTACATTTAAAATTGTTGTTGTTGACGTATATGTGTTAGAAAGTCCATTTGATGGTTGATACGGATTTAATGTATATGTTTCTGTTGGTAAATTGTAAGGACCATATTTGTGATTTTGAGTTGCAAGTCTAAACTTAATGCTTATTGAACCCAAAGATCCAATAATGGTCTCACCATTCGCAAAAGTTCCACTTGACATAGAAACTTCCAAAAGTTTTGGAACAATATATGAAGTCACATCTACATTATCAAAAAATGCATAAAATCTGCTTGATGGTTTTAGTCTTTTTGCGACAACTTCAATATTTCTGGATCTCATTGTTGTTATGATTTCTCTGGAAACTACTCTATCTCCCAATCTTGTACTATCGTAACGAGAAGTAACACCATACTGTATTCCTTGTCTGGATTGTCCAGTTGATGTAGTTACAGTTTGATTTGAAAAATTAACAAAACTGTCTCTAAATGTTGTTGTTTCTGTCTGGCTCTGTCTCATTACTCCATCTGGGGCACGAGATGCATGAGCATCGGATGTTGCTGCCCAACCACTTTCTGCTACTATACTACTTCTAGTTTGTATTCTACCTAAAGAAGGACCTTGGGAAATGGAGGTTCCGGTCCAACTTGTTTCCCAAGCACCCCAATCGACTGGAGAAAGTCCAGTATTTGTATCTACTCCTAATTCTTGCACTAAACTATCATAACTTCCAGACAAATCTATTGTCCTTTGAGTTGTTCTGGTATCAATCCAAGTATCACTTGATGGATTTAACTCTATACTACCAATCCAATTAATATTGTTAAATGGATTTATATTTTCTGTTCTTGTTGCAAATTTATTTTTAGTATATTCAACGTCAGAATAATTTAAACAAATGATACTTCCAACTTTTTTGATATCTGGTGAACCCAAATCAGAAACGAAACGAAGATCAGCATTTGGATTTGATGTTGTTCCAATTCCAATTACTGCTTCTGATCCTAAAAGCAAATCAATTGAAGTTGAATATGTTTGAGGTTTTAATAATCCACTTGAAGTGTCTATACTTGCTTTATAGTTTTTATTTGAAATGTCTCCACCATTAAATGATTTGAAATTATCTACAAAAAATCCACACTTAAATCTATTTAATCCTGTTTCGGTGTCTCTAATTGTGAGATTTTGTGTATCAGTTTCAAGCAATGATAGCGAAGTATAGTATTCTACATTTGATAATCTATCTTCCAAGATAGAAATATCTCTCATAGTATATCTTTTATGTGTTGCAAGAGTAATTTTTGCATCTTTTACATTATAAAGATATGCTGGTAAAAATATTGTTGCAACTTCCAATGATGTATCTAAATTATCTGGAACTTTTGGATTTAATGCAGCAACACCTTTATTTACAATAAAACTTCCATCTTTTGACAAAAATAATTTATCAATTCTTGGTAAATAATAAGAATAAGAAAGATTGATTGTTTTATTTTTTGCAAAAATATTCTGAGAAGATCCTGTTGTTGAAGAAAATATTCTTGAATTGAATTCAAATGGTGAACTATTTGAATTATAAGAAGAAACTCTTGGCCTTAAATCTATCAAATCTGTTACTCTAAATGTATCAATATTTGGTATATTGAAAGAATAACGATCTTTATCATATGAATTTACACCAACAAAATCACCAGGATCAGTTGAATCTATCGTATAATAATTAAATATAATTTTTAGTTTTTTTGCTGGTGAAGAAACATTAGGGTTTCTTACTATTCTTGAAAAATCCAAATATTCACTCCTTTGCCCATTATCTAATGTAAAATTATCCTTAATGTTTTTGTCTCCAACTTCAATTGCAGAAATCAATCCTGTTATTTGAGATTCGTCAAAAGCAACAGTTTCTCCGGGAATAAAAGTATTTTCATTTAAATATACCAATTCCACTTGATTGCTTCCATTTGCCGAAACCAAAGATGCGACGGCATTGCTATTTGATCCTATTATTCTTTCACCTTGAATTGAATTTAGAATATTTGAATTTAAATTTGTTAAAGTTATTTTTGGAAGAGATGGATCAGATGAAGACGAAGATTCAAATACTCCCAAAACAGATTCTACATCACAGACATTTAATGAAATTTCATTATCTTCTATTCTTAATCCATAATATTGACTTGTTGACAATCCACTTGTTGAGGCATTAACCGCAGATAAAGTTTTATTAATAATAATTGAAGAACAACGATTATATATTTTTTTACGAACTTTTGTGTTTACTTTGGTATAAGTTACTACTAAATTTGCATTTCCTGTATTTGTAGTATTTGATACAGTCAAACTTCTTCCTGAAATATTTGATATTTTTTGATTGTTCAGTGATTCTATTGCACCATTGGCAAAAGTTAAATTGTAATCTTGGTCACTATAAGGAACTAATGTCAAATTTGTATCACTTTCAGGCAAATTGCCACTAAAAGGAACGGTAACAGAATATGATTTTTTAATAATTATATTTCCATTCGTTAAATCGAGATTTGAAATATTTTTATTTGACAAATTTGCATACAAAAATGCATTAGAAGTATTCAGCACATCTAATGTTATTTTTTTAAAATCATTTACAGAAATTGTAGATGAAGGTAAAGATCCAGAACAAACATTATAAACACTACTTATTCCAGAAAGAGAAAGAGTTCTTAATGATGTATTTACTGCTGAAACTTTATTATAAGTTGGAATGTTATCGCCAGTTTTTGTATAAGATACAATATCACCAGTATTAATTCCTATATAAAAATTTTGATCAGAAGTACTTACTGTACCAATTCCTCCACTGGATCCTGAAATTGTGAATTGTGTTCCTGGTGTTGATATAAAAATATATTTTGATAAAATTGGATCTGCGGTAAATGTGCCAATTCCAGTGTTTGTAGAATATAGTTGATGCACATCAGTTAGATTATAATCCCTAACACTTGCAATTGTTCTTCCATTATCTACGCCATTGATAGTAATTTGCTCCCCAACAACAAAAGATCCAGAAACTTGATACAAATTTATAGTATTTGAAGAATTTGCACTACTTACCAAATAACCTTTTGCTGCACTATTTTTACCTTGAATCTGTGCAGGTGTGGATTGAGTAAGTGAAGTATTTAATGTTAGTGCTGTGTATGTTTGGATATCATATAATGAACACTCAAATTGAGTTGATGTGTCAGCATATGAAACATTATTGAGTTTTAAATCATAAACTCTTGCTACTCCAATTTTATTTCCTGACGAATTTCCTGGAGTGGAAGTTCTGTCTGAATACAAATCTACTTGTGTGATTGTACCAAATCCAACAGGAAATGAACCATACACATTATTTAATAGTATTTGTCTACCAACACTAAATGGAACAGACTCATTAACTACGGTTTCGGTAGTTCTTGGTTTATCTATATCTAAAATTGTATTGCTTATTGTTTCAATCTCATATCCTCTCACATAAGCTTTTCCTGGACCTATTGATAAACAAGCCAATCCATCTGCTGGATTGTTTCCTTGTTTTGTTTGTTGGTTTTTATTATAAATTCCATTATTTCCTATTTTATTATTTAAAGATTCATTTAAAGAAACAGTAAAATCTTTAACATAATAATCACC